TGTACAAATAAAAGATAACTTACGTAAAAAGTTAAACTTACCGAAGAAAACTTCTAAAATAACTACGGTTACTATAGCTAACGAACAACAAGAAGTTCTTCAGAACCCAGATAAGATGACTATAGATATAGTCCGTGAAAACGAACCTTATGTTAACTGTAATGTAAACGGTGGTGACAGCAATGGGTATTACTTTTTGATGACTAACCCACATTATATGTATAACTTTAAGGGAGAGCCTATATGGGAGATACAAAAAGCAGATCCAGACTTTTATAAAAGTATCTTTGAAATCTTTGCTGATAAAATACATGGAGACCAGCAGCTAAAGCCTGTTGTATTACGAGACTTCTATACTGACACTCATTTCAATGGTATCTATGATGAGAATAAACAACAGTTTACAGATGAGTACCCACTAACTCCTACACAAAAGTCATCTCTAAGCGACTTCATGCGTACACATAATCGTACATTACCTGATTACGTACCGGATGCGCAGGTTGTATTTGACCCATCTTCAGATAAAGGCATACAACTAGACCAGGCCCCTTATTATGTAAATCTATACAGAAAAACACCCTACATGTTAGAAGCTAAAGAAACTGTAGAGCTAGAGTATGGAACTGCTAAAAAATTAAAAGAACGCACTCCAAATATATATAAGTTACTACATCACATTCTTGGTAATGGAGATACAGAGTTCGAACATTTTATAAATTGGTTAGCTTATATATACCAAAACAAAAGAAAAACCATGACCGCTTGGATATTTACAGGCGTACCTGGTACTGGGAAAGGTTTGTTTATTCATAGAATATTAAAACCGCTATTTGGTGAATCACAAGTTCCTATGCGGTCTTTAGAAAACATAGAAGAACAATTTAATTTATATATGCGAACTGCTTTGTTTCTTATAGTAGATGAGTTTCGTATGAGTGATTCTGCAAATACAAATAAAATGGCAGACAAACTTAAGCATCAAGTAACAGAACCTACATTAACAATAAGGGCTATGCGTACAAACCAAGTAGAGCTCCCTAGTTATTGTAACTTTATTTTTCTTACAAACAGAGGAGATGCTGTACGTATAGAAGAAGGAGATAGACGATACAACGTAGGCCCTAGACAAGAAGATAAACTTCAAAATGAAATACCAGAACTATTAGACAACTTAGAAGATCTAACAAAAGAGTTGTATTACTTTGCCGGAGTCCTTCAAGTATTTAAGGTAGACAATAGGATGGCACATACAGCTTTAGAGAACGAAGCTAAACAACAAATGAAACAAGTTTCGATGTCAGTTCTAGAAGAATTTGCACATGCAATAAAAGAAAAGAATTTAGAATATTTTGTAGAAATACTAGATATTGAAATTACTAATACCTTTGATGCAGGCTCTATTGCGTCAGCTCAAAGATATATTAAAGATTGGATATCTAAAGTAGGAATTGAGACTGTTATACCTATGCAGCATTTTAAAGTGGTTTATGATGTTCTTACGGATAGTCGTAACAAACTGTCGCAAAGAGACTTTTCTAAGGCCATGTCTAGACAAAATGTGTTGATAAAAAGAAAAAGAGTATCGTCTGACAAAAACGCTAGTATACCTCGTGGGGTTGTAATAAATTGGAAACTTGAAGATAATGTAAAAGAAGCGGTGATACGAGATCACTTTGAAGACAAGGATTTAAAGCTATTAGCTAAATAATTTGTGAAATCTTACTTACAAGACACGCGTCCAGATCTAAAGAATGTAATAGAAACGGACAAACCAGAGGAGCTGGGACTTATACCAGCTTGGTCTTATTCTACTTTAAAAACCTATGAAGGCTGTCCGTATAGGCTATACATATCTAAAGTAAAAAAAATTCAAGAAGACTACGGCGAAGCTGCAGCTCGTGGTACACGTATACACGAAGAGGCCGAAGCCTATGTAAAAGCAGAAATAGGAGAATTACCAGACTCTTTAAAAAAATTTAGCTCTCAGTTTTCTTTATTAAGAGATCAATATGCTGAAAGCAATGTAGAACTTGAAGGAGAGTGGGGCTTTACAATAGACTGGGAACCTTGTGGTTGGATGGACCCTAATGTATGGGCACGAGTAAAACTTGATGTAATTTTACATGAGTCAGAAACATCAGCTCGTGTAATAGATCATAAAACAGGTAGACAGTTTGGAAATGAAATAGCTCATAGTCAGCAAGGACTAGTATATGCAATAGCTACTTTTTTTAGATACCCTGAATTAGAAAGTTTAAATACAGAATTCTGGTATTTAGATCATGGAGGCACTCTTGAGAAAGTATATACACGAGATCAAGCTATGATGTTTATGCCAAAACTTCAAGAACGAGCATTAGATTTGACTACTGCGACTAGATTTACACCTAATCCTTCACAATATAATTGCAAGTGGTGTTCTTATAATAAAGGAGAACACCCAACCTGCGAGTGGGGATTTAAATAAATCTGTGATATAATAAATATATACAACGAACAATGAAACACGAACTAAGAAAGGTGAATTATGGACACGATATCTATCGAGGATGCGTATCAGCATCAAATTGAAACTACTAACTTCATTAAACAAGTACCGCGCTGTCTGATTACATCAGATCCAGGCACTGGTAAAACACGTGCAGTCCTAGACGCATTAAACCCAGATACCGGCGCAACTCTTGTATTGGCCCCTCTTTCTATACTTGAAGCTTCTTGGGTAGAAGATATAATGAAATTTAGACCTGAACTAAATTATGGAGTAGCCTATGCCAAAAACAGAAAAAAAATCTTCGAAGACAAAAGTTTCGACATCGTCATCACAAACTTCGAAGCCGTTAACTTTTTACATAAAAATACATTATTACTTAGCAGATTTAATACCATCGTCATTGACGAGTTTACTGCTTTCAAAAATAGAGAAGCCAAGCGATCAAAGAATCTCAAGTCTATTATCACTCATTTTGATAATAGAATTGCTATGTCTGGTACTCCTAATAGCAACACTATTCTAGATCTTTGGCATCCAGCATTATTAGTAGACGACGGTAAACGACTAGGTCAAAGATTTTGGTCTTTTAGACATCAAGTATGTACACCAAAACCAAATGGATTTGGTACTGAATGGATAGACAAACCCGGTATTGAAGCTGTTGTAGCTAATCAGCTATCAGACATAACTATACGACACGCAATCGAAGATTGTATGGATCTTCCTGAAAACAGTGTACGAACTATGTATACAAAGTTATCACCTGCTGTGCAAAAGATGTACAACATCTTGGCAGAAGAGTCTGTCTTGTATACAAAACAAGGGACCATCAACGCTGTTAACGCTGCAGCTAGAGTAAAAAAACTATTACAGCTGGTTTCAGGCGCTGTGTATGACCAAGATGGCAATCCTACTTTGTTGCATAACGAACGATATGAGCTGGTTATGCAGCTTGTATCGCAACGTAAGCACTCACTAGTTGCATACAATTGGAAGCATGAGCGTGATGCGTTGATCGCTATTGCAGAACGAGAAAAGATATCATACGAATTGATTGACGGGACTGTACCAGCACACAAACGTAAAGACATCGTACAACGATTTCAGGCTGGGCATATACAAGTACTGTTCGCTCACCCGCAATCTACGTCACATGGGCTAACTCTTACGCGAGCTACTACTGCAATATGGTGTTCTCCTACGTACAGCGCTGAACAGTTTCAACAATTCAACAGACGTATACATAGAGCAGGCCAAACTAATAAAACAGAAACGATTCTAATTACTGCTAAAGGAACCTGGGAAAAACATGTATACAAAAAACTAGATGGTAAGCTAGGTAAAATGGAAAATTTATTACATATATTATCTGAGATACAAAATGTCAAAAACAATGATTAAACTATTATCAGAAGATGTTCAACTAAAGATAGCAGAAATAGCTATGTATGATGACGAACTTCTTGCTACTGCTTTAATATTTGCTATGGCAGAACTAGAAGAAGCACACAAGCTTAGACCTGAAGAAATCACTACGCCAGAACAAGCTCATGAGCTTTTATCTGTAGCGTGTGAATCAGCTTTAAGCATGATTAATAACCTATTAGACACGATAGAAAGCCAACAGGAGGTAAAACACTAATGTCTGAAACTACAATGGATGATCTACTTACAGATTTAACTAACACAAAAAATAATCTAAAAGATTTACAGAGTGAAGAAAAAACTCTTAAGCAAAAGATTAATGAGTTAGAAACTAGAATTATTGTCAATCTTGATGCCCAAGGAGTGGACAGCATAGGCAATGATGTGTGTACAGTATCTATTAAAAAAGAAATTGTACCAACTGTAGAAGATTGGGACAGCGTACATCAACACATAATTGACACCCGTCAGTTTGAGTTGTTACAAAAACGCATGTCAGCAACCGCCTACAGAGAGCTACAACAAATGGGACAGGAGGTTCCAGGTGTTGCAGCCACTGAACTGACCCGAATAAACTTCAGGTCTAAATAATAACTATATCAATGAAACAAGGAGTACGTACGATGAACGATATAGCAATAAAAGCGAATGAGATGCCCGCTCATATAAAAAAGGGTAGTGGTCTTGGTAATGAAGGCATTACTGCGGACCATTTACAAACGCCTCGTGTAAAGCAACTGCAAAGTAGCTCGAACGAGGTTGATCCTCACCACAGTGATTATTTAGAAGGAGCCAAAATTGGTGATTTCTTTAACACTGTAACAAATGAAATATACGGAGATGAGATAAGCGTTATAAACGTTTACTTTAGAGACGAATATGTTGTTTGGAGGAAACGAGAGAAAGGTGGTGGTCTAGTAGGTACCTTTGGTTCTAATGTCGAAGCCATAGATGCTTTAAAAGCAGATGGCAAAGACGTTGAAGAACACGAGATTACTCAAACCCACTCGCATACATTGATCAAAATCGATGGAGAAACAGGTGAAATAGACAAAACACCTTTTATCTTTGATTGTGCAAGTTCAAAGCTTCGTGTAAGCAGAGAATGGAACACTCAAATAATGCGTCTCGGTGGAGATAGATTTGCTTCCGTATGGAAGATGTCTTCTGCTCCTACTCAAAACAGAACGGGTAAATCGTTCTATAATATTTCAGTTGCAAACGAAGGATGGGTTAACGAAGAGCATTATGCTTTCGCTAAATCCGTTTACGAAACACTTCCAGGTGTTAAAGCTTCAGCTTAATATTATGTTTGTATTACATGGTGCGTCACATACTGTCGCACCATGTATGCACTCCCCTATATGCTATACTTGGCTCAGTGATCGAAAAAACATTTATAGCAAAGATCCACAAAAAACTCTCCAAAGAAATATATCGTTGGAAAATCAATGATGCATACCATGGAGGCGTTCCTGACGTGTACTACAGCGGCCTGGCTGGCTGCGTGTTTGTAGAATACAAATACCACAAAAAAATACCTGTGAAATTAACTTCTAAAGTTTCAATTAATACATCTACGCAACAAAAAGAATGGTTAAAAAAAGCACTAAGTCATAGTGTGCCTGCTTACGTAGTAGTCGGAGCTGCAGATAAGATTGTAATGACACAGGATATAGACAAAACATTTTTTACAGTTAAAGAATTTTTAGAACAAGCATATAGTTTTGATGAATATATAGATAAACTAACTAGTATGCTTACAACAGGAGGTTAGAATGTCGGATAAAATAAATCCACCCTATTACAATAAATCAATTGAAACTACAGACTATATACTTGCCCACGATTTAGGCTACTTAGAAGGTAATATTATTAAGTATGTTACAAGATACAAAGAGAAGAATGGCATTGAGGATCTGCATAAAGCAGAATGGTACTTA